ACGAACCGATACTAAGTTTCTCTCTAGAAGATCACTGACCAGGTTTGATACCTGCTCCATATTGTGCTCCTTGTGTGATTGGGTTTATGCAACCTTGTCGCCCACCTTACTATATGTAATCGTGCTTGTGTTGGAATTATTGATTTGCTTATAAACTTTATTAATTAAATCAAGCAGTTCAGCTTCTTCCTGGTATCCGCGTACAGACACTCTTGAAAGAAAATGGGCGATCATTGACAGATCTTGACGGTTCATAGACACTCCATGCACTAGGGGGGGAGTAGTCACTCTATCAAGAACCTTAGATTACAAAATGCAAAAAGGACGGAGCTTTCTTAAGGCTCCGTCCTTTTATTCCCTGTCGGGGACAACAATCAGTCGTAAACGACAGTCGGATTCGGGCGATTCGCACGACCACCCGAATTATAAGCATATTCCCAAACGGGCATGCCTTCACCTGACATGGAACCTTGAACAAAGTCACTGAGCATTGCGGGTGCTTCAATCCAGGTAGCTGAACCTACGTGAGCACGCTCACGCAAGGTCTCTTCCGGATACTTGTAAAACATCTCAGGGTTGTTGTGGTTCTGACGCATAGGCGACGGAGCCGTGTCTTCGTAAGCACCAATACCAAAGTCGTTAGGAACGTCAGTGTCTGTAGCAATGCCTTCTTCAAAACGAAGAGGGCCACGATTGCCAGGAATACTGGGTGCCATTGAACGTTCAAAAACATTCTGCTGGGCTTCGGGGAACATGGGGTTTGGAGATACTGCCATTTTTAGATCCTCCTAAAGGAACCGGGGGTATATGTACAGATTAGCATCTTTTTTGGTCATCGTCCGAAGAACGGGGATTCACTCACGGTAACCATAGGCATAGTGTCTAAAGTTGATAGGGAACAGGCAATAGCCAGGGAATCTGGGTAGTCATCAAATGCTCCCTTTTCATCAGGAGCAGCAGCCAGTAGGTATGGGCCTCTATAAACCTTTTCCAAATCGGACATCTGTTGATTAAACTTTTTCCAAGTTTTATTCCTTTTAGCTTTTGAATGACCAGGAATAATTAGCTGGTTTCTTTGAATAAGTTCTGTTAAATGGATCCAACGTTCGTTTTGAGTTTTGGTGTCTGAAGAAACACCCGTTACTTCAATGTTGGGTAGTAAGACCTGTAGGCGTTCTGCAACAGCCCCACCAACGCCCTGGGAATCTACACCAATACGATATACATCATAATTTCTAAGGAAGTCAATAATCTCAAAGTACTGCTGTTCCCATTCAGTGTTATTGATTTCTAACCAGTTAAGGATACGGTGTTCGTAAAACCCAAAACCGTCAGGGTGGTCCCAGTCAACCCAACACACAGTAACAACCGTAGAGTCATTTGTTCTGGCAACGTCAATACCCACTACAACTGGAGTTCTCCACCATTGTTTAATCAAGTTCATTGACGGGTCGTACAGACTGTTTAACCGATCATCTGTAACAAACATTCCCTTTTCAAGGATCCATTTGTTACAATAAGACATCTGAAATTCATCTGAGTCTTCGTTGATGCGCACTTTTTCTTTAGAAATAAACTTTGCGTAGTTAGTATTGTACTTTGCCGCAACTCGCCAATCGTATTCAAAATGGCATTGCCTATGGCTCCGCTTACCATTGATATCTCTACGCTTATTGTATTGGATCATCTTATAGAAATACGATTTATTTCTAGTTGCTGTTCCAGTAAGAACAATGGTTCCGTTATTGAACGCAAGCATTGGCTTGATTGATTTAGCAATCATGTACTCATCAGCTTCTTGAGCTTCGTCAACCATTACAAAGTGGTAAGTTTTTGATTCAATCTTTGCCTTAGGGTTACAAGTCTGCATACGGCAAAGTGAGCCAGAACGTTTCAAACTGATAATACGGCCTTTACCGCGGGCTCCCCCAGACGTGGCCTTGTCATCAATTTCAGGATCTAGCAGGAATTCAAGAGCGTGATCGCTAGTAAGTTTACTTACAATACGACTAAACACAGTATCTGCTTGATCTTCAACTGGGGCAAACACCCCACACCAAAAACCCTTTTCGTATTTACCAAGCCAGGTTGGGTACACCGGTGCAAGCTTTGGCAAAATAACCATCATTGAGGCAAGAACGTTTGAAAGAACTTCTGATTTGCCAGACTGACGAGTAGCAATCAGAGTCATTTCTTCGCCGTCACCAATAACTATTGACTCAATAATTCTGTATGCAATAGGTATTTGGTACGGGAACAATTTAATATTACAAAATTCTTCTGTAAAAAGAATTAGTTTGAGTACTAGGTTGTCAATAAATTCAGCTGAAGTTTCATCAAGGTCGTTAGACTCGTCTAAAAATTCTTCACCTTGGTCAGATATCTCTTGTTCAGAAGGTTGATCGTATTCTTCATCTACCATTACTTTTCACTTCTAGATTTTATCTCTGACCACAATTGGACCAGTGTTTCAAGGTGTATTGATACTTCATCAGGAGCATCATGGTGTTTCCATTTGTCAAAAGACATACCCAGGCCCATTAAAGTTGTGTTAAACCAATTAGAAAGTTCAGACACATCAAGCTTTGCCAATCGGGGAATTGAAGGCGCTTTGGGTGCGTCATACTTTGAACGCATAAACAGTTTCATTACCATTCTCCTATTTCTGCAACAGATGCATCTAACACGCGACCTTGCATAGCATACAGTAAGCCTTCGGTGTCATCTGTTTTACTTGACTTTTTACTCAAGCCAACTTGAAAGCTGTACTTACCAAAGCGTATGTGCAACCCTCTACCAACCCGCCAAGGTGGGGAAGTTTGGCGCATAAAACCAATTGCTAGGATTCTGTCTTGGTAAGTTCCGGTGTCTCTGGTAATCCAATACAACGGTCCAATTGTGTACAAATTATTCATAGTTGATTAGTATACTACTCGGTAGTTTTTTTACCCTTTGTAGTTCTTGCTCTTTCTGCCGCTCGTGCTGCAACCTCAGCCTTACGTGCAGCCTTAAGTGCTTCAAATTCTGCAGCATCTCGATTGGTGGTAAAACCGATAGTCCAAATCCATCTAACAGTGTCTTCAGCACCCTCATCCATTTCATCATGTGCTGAGTGTTCTTCTGTGTACACTGTAATACGCCTTGGGTCAAACTGTTCCCCATCACCCAAAACTTCTACTTGTTTACCAAAAGATTCTGCTGTTTTAAAGTTTTCCCAAATAGCCTCGTTTTGACCCACCCAATAGTAGAGGGCTCCATACCCTGAACTTTGCGCCCTTGATGGTCTTGCAAATCCAATCAAAATGTCACCAAAACCGCTGTATGTTTGGTTTCCCTGTTCATCTGGGTCAATGTCAAATGTTGGAATCCACTGAGCTGCTGCTACACGTGTTGATTGTTTTGACGCAGCTTGCCCATGGTAGTCAGAATATTTATCTTTTCTAGTGGTTGGAAGACCATACCTATCTGTTGCCCCAAAAACTGAAGATTGAGTAATTGGGTAAATTAACTCAGGTGGGGGGAGGATGGGGGCACTTGTTGCTTCAGGCTCCTCAGATTCTTCAGATTCTTCATCTTCTTTTGCTGCTTCTTCATCCGCTTCACGTTCTTCATCAGGAGGAAACGGTGTTGACTGGCCAATACCTAATGTCCATCCTGAGTATGGTTCAGGATCTATATCAAAAGGTTTTAAAACCCGTCGTGTTTTTTTAAGAAAAGCAAGACGGTCTTTTTCAGCCTGCGACATTGGCCGTTCTTTACGAGCCATTTGTACTCCTTAAGCGTAGGTAGTTGCTGTAGTTTGGTAGCCCTCTACGTATAAAGAAGACATGATTAAAGCGTATGCGTAGACGGTTTCAAAAGACCCGGCGTTGTACCCAATCAGTGTGCCGTAGCTTTGTGTTGCATCATTGGGGTCTGGAGCAGACGATAAAGAACTCCAACTTGCACCTAAAGCAGCAACAGAGAATCTTTTACCGCTAAGAGCGGTTCCCCCAGTAGAGATATAACAAAAGTAGTTGTCTCCTAGAGCTTTGTTGATTGCGTTAGTTCCACTAATGTTGGTCGTGTTAAAACCACTACCCCAACCATTTCCTGAAAGTGTTGCATCTGTTTTCCAAGCCGTAGTTCTACCTGAACCAGCAAAAGAATAAATTGCTGAATATTTACTAGTTGTGTAGCTAGGTGTTCCAGCAATTCCAGGTGCCTGCATCCACGCAAAAGTTGCACCCATAGAATTTATGTAAATGTAACCAGCGGTATTTGGGTCGTTAGTAGGTATATTTGGAAGTGTTACCGTTGACAC